CCAATCACCTGCTCGCCATTTAGTAAAAGGTTGATCGTGTACTTCATAATAGTGTCCACGTTTCCAATCTTCTAAAAATATTAAGTAACGATAACTTTCGCCTTCGCCATGTTCCTGTTTAAGTTTAAAATGTTTGTCAACATGATGTGGAATTGTTTGTCCTGGTTCTATGTTAATCACACTTACAACATGATGATCAAAGTCTTGTGGTATCTTCTTTGCTAAGTCATGTACCCATTGTGGTGATGTTTCAAACATTTGCCATATACTACTATTGTGTTCTGTATAGTATTGTTCTATAGCAGGTGTTTGTTGATAACATTGGAAGTAATCGTCAAAATTCAACTGACTCATTTGCTCATGAGTAATGCCAAAGTTATCTATCTTTCCGTATTTAATCACAGTAACTCTCTAAGGTGCCTTTACGTCTAAGATCTAAAGTAGCACAATGTATGCCGCCTGAGAGCGTCATAGAGTGCCTAAACTGCACAGGTACACTATTGATACCATACTTGTCTAGTTCACGCATTAGAGGCTCTTGTGCTGAGTCTAAGACTACTGTATTCTCATCTACACTGAGTAAGTTCATACCAATGTATGGTGAACAGGGTGGCATGTAGCCTTGCTCTGCTAATTTGCTTCCTTGTACTACGCAATCATCAAACCAAATCTTATCCCATTTTTTAAACATCTCAGGACAGTTATCAGGTGTTACCCTGCTACTATTCATTAACACTAGACCTGGTCTAAGCGGAACAATGGTGCTATCAAAATGTGCAAAACTATATAGTTCACTGTAATGCATTTTATAACCCATAGGCTCAACTAATCTTTTTAACCACTGATACCCTTTCATGTTTCCTGAATTAGAAACTTGATATAATAAATCTCTACCGACTCTGACAATATTAGGAGCATCAAAACAAATCTCATGGTTAAGTAGTGTTGGCTTGTCTTCTATGTCATCAAATGTGTACATGTTATCATGTAAATTTGGTTTAGGTGCTTGTAACCATAATGCGCCATCTTCAAATGCTTCATACATTATGTCTTCGTATAATTTTGTTTCAAAATATCTTGCTCTTACAGGAGTAGGAGTCTCAATAAGCATATCGCCTAAAGGTAATATTAAATCTCTTGGACACCAACTGTACCAGCCTTTTGTGTTCCAACCTTGGCCAATGTCGTAATTTACATTGTCCCAATCAATAATTTTAGGTCTGCGTACTGTTACACCTAAATCTTCTAATGCTTTTGCAAGTCCGTCTGCATCTTCATTGGCTTCGTCAATTACCCATTGCGGATAAGTGCCTTCTAATTTTTCTACATCTTCTTTTTTAAAATTTGCGTAACTGAAACTTCTTGCTGAAATATCAGTTGCTATTCTGCTGTGGTGAGCATGTCCAACGATGATCTCTTCTAAAGGATCCCAATCGTTGTGAGAATTTACTATCATAATGTCTCCTGTGTGATATTGTTATTACCTACTATTTATAGGTTTGTTAAATAACTTCCCTATATTATTCGGATTAGTTAAAATTTTATAATTATGCTCTATAATATCAGAGGCACTATCTATTAAATCTTGTTTTTTTGCTTCTGTTAAATTACAAAAACGGTCAATCTCTTTTGCAATAAATTTCGCTTTGTCTTCTCTATTTCCTAACTCATCATAAGACTCATCAAATATTGCATCAAACGTTTTATAGCCTAAGTCTTTTAAAAGTTGCAAGTAACCTTTTTTGCCATACACAATAAAAGGCATTTTATTATACATTGCTCTATAGATCTTTTCTGATGCGTATAACGGAACATTTGATTCTGTATCTTCTATTACTAATTCAAGGTGTACTGCTTTAGTCCAAGGAGTAATATTCATAAAGTTAGGATGCTTTTGATATTCATCGGTCATGCTTCTTATGTTATATCTGCCTTTTGAATCATCTAGATTATCTATAATGTTATCGCTATCAGTAATATACCCTTTAGTATATAGTCCGTTTTCTTTGAGAGCATCTAGCATTATTTTTTTGCCAGGTCTAACAGTAAATGCTAAAGCAATAAAATCTTTAGGATTGTTTTTGTAGTTTACTTGACTGGTCCAATGTACGTTTCCTGTTACTGCCCATACAGAAAAGTAATCTATGTAATGTAAGTTCATATCAAAATCACTGTAATCAAATATATTAGGATTACAGTTAGCATAATGTATTTTATTTCTTACATTATTTCTCAGATATTTACTACATGCTCTAAGATCTTGTTTAGTAAAAGGTTCAGTAGGAACATAAAATAGCACTTGATGTCCTTGTAAAACTGTTCTTTCTATTATTTGCAGTATGTCTGAATTAAAAACTGTTTCTAGATTTACTGGAGCAAAGCAATTATCAAATCTTATTGCTATATCATTATGAGGAAGATGTCGATATAAATTTTCTATACCGTTATGATGTGTAACCTTGTCGTATTCTTTTTCAAAGCATTCTTTTGCAACTTGTTCAAAATGATTGCGTCCTAACTGAAGATTAATATATCTATCCCAATCCCATTGCTCGCCAATTGAAAATAAATCTAAGTTAGGCATCGGCTAGCCACTCACTTATACACACTCTATAATTACCGTGGACACCCCTATTGAATTCGCTATGTCTTATATCATCGCCTAAAGCAAATATAACAGTATCACTCCAAACAAGATCTTCGTCATCACATACGTTGCCATACTCTTGTGCATACTTATTCCAGTTATAGTCAGGACCAAAATGCCTCATGTATTCTACCCCTAATGCCATGCTATGTTTATTTTGCATTTCTACTTCATTTAACATACTCACGCCATCGTCTGCATATTCTTTTGTCCAACGTATTCCTACTCTGTGATTTTCTAATGTAAAAAATGGTTTACTTAAACTGCAAGTCACTTCTTTAATTGCAGGATAATCATTTAAATTTAAATGGCAGTTTTTACTTATTCCCCAATATGCTAAATCTAAACATACAGGTATATCCATAACGTTACATATTTTCATTAATTGTTCAAACTCTGGATGCATACAACCAAAGTCACTAAAAGGTGCACTGATTAATAATGCATGTAATCCTGGGCCTTTTATAATACCTTCTAGATGATGTGGAGAATCCACATACTTAAATTCTACATGTTTGCCTAAACATGCGTGGTATTGAAAATCTCCTTTCAGCACAATTATTTCTCTATCTTTACTGTGCCTTAAAATAAACTGATCGAATGTTTGACTTGTTCCTTGTGTGTAATCAGCAAAACCAAAATGGTGCAATCCTTCTATGCTATTTAATGAACCGTAGTTCATCCATTCATTCCATACAGATGCATAGTGCTCTATAGTAACTGGTAGTAAAGGTTGCAATATATTGTCGTGAAATTCTGACACTTCACTATTTCTAATAGGTCTTGCTCCTCTAATTGCAGGCATCTTCTAGACTCCCTAAAAAGTTTTCATTGCTTTGCACTCTAAATATACCTTTTGTTATGTGATAATAATTTGTGTTTATTTGTTCTTGTGTATTTACTAATACGTCAAGCAAATCATTAGTTGACATTGCTTGTAAATCTTTTATAAGTTCGTGGCATCCGTTTACTCTGTCCCATAAAGTATCTGCATTACTCCAACTTAGATCCCAGCAATCTCTAAAAACTTTAAATCCAATTTTTTCCATTTCTTCGTTTATGCCTTTACAACCAAAACTTATAAATGGCTTTCTGTAATACATAGGTATCATCTGTTTCTCATCTGCATACCCATATCCTTCTCCTTCGCCTCCGGCTATAATTGCAATATTAATATCGTCGTATAGCCATTTTGCAGGAAGACCTCTTGCATGGACACTTGGCATATCTAAAATATGTGCATGACCAAATGCAGTATCTATAATGCTTCTGTACTGTGATTCTCCAACCTGTTTTCTTAATACATCTAAACTATGTAATATTAAATGTGTCTGGTATATCGATTCTTCTGGTCCTATATCTTGGTCTCGTAATAAGCCTTCTATATGCAATGCTTTCAAAGACCAGTTCCTACTATACCTAATTGAATCTAATGTTTTACTGTTTTCTACTAATGACGACATAATGAGTCTATGTGGTCTGGGATTCCTCATTGTGAGCATGAACTTATTAGGGCATGTAACATAGTCTTGTATATGGTCAGGTGCATCTACTTCCTCGTCTCTAAAATGCCATTGGGCCATTTTTCTAACAGTTTTATTATAATGCACTCTATCAAAGTACCAAAGTTTTGTAACAAACTGTACATTAGGCATATTCATTATTGTTTCTGCTGTAGGCGTAATGTGTGTGTGCCCGGAGCCACTTAATACAAACGTTAAGTTCGTAAACTTTGTTACTAAACTTAAAAGTGCTTCGTCATTTTGACTAAAGAAAAAAGGTTCAGTTGTCGTGTATATTAAAATTATTTTTTTATTGTCCGGATAATAAGTTTCAGCATCACCACAGATTTTTTCAATTGGATACAGTATAGCATCTATAGGTGTACTTTGAAAATCAATTGGAAATACACATATTTCGTTTTCACCTACAGGTTCGTATTGCTTACTAACCATAGCAGATTGATATTTTTCTGAAAGGTGATCTCGCCATTCAAATAATTGTGTTATTTCTTCCAGCGGATAATGATCTTGTGACAGAGGTACCTCTGGTATATTTGTGTTGCTGTATTTGTATATAAACCTAAACATATTTTTATCCTGGCGGAGAGTGAGAGATTCGAACTCTCGGTACAGTTACCCGTACTCTTCCTTAGCAGGGAAGTGCTTTAAGCCACTCAGCCAACTCTCCTGTTTTGATATTTATCGGTAAAAATCTGTATATGTGAAAATTAATGATAAGTATGTACTATGTATAACCACCACATTACAGCAGTACATGTTGAAGCAACAGATAGATGTAATGCTCAATGCCCTGTGTGTATACGTTCGTACCAAGGTGGCCCTGTAAATGATATTGTTACTGATAGTGAATTAGGCTTAGCACATTTCAAAGAGTACCTAGGAGATGACTTTTGTTCTAAAGTTGCAACTTGGAACTTTTGCGGTAATAAAGGAGATCCTGCTAGTGCTTTGGAAGTTTTAGATATATTTGAATATCTTTTAAAATGCAATCCTGAGGCAAAAATAGACATGCGAACTAATGGTGGTGCTAGGAGTGAAAAGTTTTGGACTAGATTAGGTGCACTATTTAATGATTCAAGATGCAATGTAGTTTTTGCTGTTGACGGTTTAGAAGATACAAATCATATATACAGAAAAAATGTTAAATGGTCTAATTTGTATAGAAATATGAAAGCATATTTTCAAAATGGTGGCTATGGAAATGGATGGTTTGATACACTAAAGTTTGGGCACAATGAACATCAATGGGACGAAATAGAAGCACTTTCAAAAAGATTTGGTGTTTGGACTAATTTTAAAGAACCATATGGCTTTGCTAAACTGCCAAACGGAAAACTTAAAACTATCCCGGTATACGATAGAAATCCAGACTGGCGAGGAAATTATAATCCGTTATACACTATTAAGCCACATGGCGATGTAGAGTATGAAGACCCTGCATATATGCCTATGGCCGAAGAAGATGTTAATCAAAAAGAAGTATTCTATGATTACAACTATGATGAATTATTTAAATACAGCGACACCGCTATTAGTTGTGTTGCTAATCAACCAGATAACGACCATTACGAAATATTTTTAGACTGCGACGGTAGTGTTTATCCTTGTTGTTTTATAGGATCAAGATTGAACTATGGTGAGGATCAATTAGAGGCTATGCTAAAAGATGAGAATATTGTTCTATCACCAAATAACACAATACACGACATACTAAAATCTAGATACTTTATAAAAACTGTACCAGATGGCATATCAGGTAAGTTTACTGATACTAACCTAACTATAGAAGGAAAAACAAATCATTGTTTAACATGTATAGACTGCTGTGGCATGAAGATGGAACTTTCTCATATGAAAGAATCGTAAACCGATAAATAGTAGTATGCCTAGATTAAGTTTATGGAATCCAACGAAAACCAAAGACTTCGAATTCATTGATAGAATAGTCGGAGAACACCTCCACGCGGGTGGAACAGGCGTTCACGTCCACAAATACTTAGGAATACAAGATTCGCCTGCATCAGGTGATCCTACTAGACCAGGTGGATCCGATAAAAATTCAGAAGTTTTTATACAAGATTTATTATTTTTAGAAAATAGAGATAGAAAATACAGCAAAGATATTTTTGAACTAAGAGCACAATATAATTTAGGCGATAATGACTCGTTTGATTTAACACAATTTGGTATGTTCTTAGCCAATGATACTTTATACTTCAATTTCCATACAGAAAGTATGGTAGAAGCAATAGGCAGAAGATTAATGCCAGGTGATGTATTAGAAATACCTCATCTCAGAGACGACTTGTTACTTGGTAGTGACGATGCTATAAACAGATATTTTGTTGTTACTGATGCCAGTAGGCCTGCAGAAGGCTATGATGCTAGATGGTGGTCACATTTATGGAAATGTAAAGTTGGCCCTATAACAGACAGTCAAGAATACAGAGATATACTTGGTACTGGTGAAGAAGAAAGTGATCTTAGAAATCTTATCAGTAAGTATAAAGATGAAATTATTATCAATGATAAAATACTAGAACAAGCAGAAAAAGATATACCTAATGCATTTAAACTTAATTCAGATCATTTATATATTGAGGAGTCTACAGGTAAGCCTGGTGTAGGGTTTAGTTCAGGTCAAGTACCCAACGGCGTTAGTGTTGTTGGTAGTGGAGCATCTTTTCCTGCAAGTGGCGTTAGCAATGGCGACTATTTCTTAAGAACAGATTTTTCACCAAACAGATTATTTAGAAAAGACGGAACACGTTGGCTAAATGTAGGCTCAGACTATACAGGCAATTGGGCGGCGGCTAATAGGCTGTTAGAAACATTTGTTAATAATGATACATTTGTAACATATAGTGATGGCGAAGTTGCGGCAGAAAAAACAAATTTAAGCAAGGCTGTAAAGCCTAAGACGGATAACTAATGGCTGGCAAGAATTTAGATTGGTGGTACGATGAGCAGTTGAAAAGATATTTGATTCAACTTATCAGAGTATTCTCTAATTTTAAAGTAGAAGAAAATACAGAAAAGGGCAAACACTATAATAGAGTTCCTGCACGTTACGGTGATATGAGCAGAATGGTCGCTAGTATTTTGCGTAATAATTCAGAGAATGTTATTAATAGTGCACCTTTTATAACTGTAACAATTGGCAGTTTGCAAATTGCTAGAGATAGAACATTCGATCCTTTCTTAGTTCAAACAGATCAAGTTGCAGAACGTGAGTTCAAGCAAGACGAAAATTCATATGGTACTGTTCAAGGCAACTTATATACAACACAAAAATATATGCCTGTTCCTTATAATCTAACTATTAATGTTGATATATGGACTACTAATACTGATACAAAAATGCAGATAATGGAACAAATTTTAATATTGTTTAATCCATCATTGCAATTATCACAAAATGACAATCCTTTAGATTGGACTAATATATTTGAGTTGGAACTTTTAGACATAAATTGGACTAACAGATCTATACCTGCAGGAGTAGATGAGGCTATTGACATTGCAACATTAAGTTTTGCAGTTCCTATTTGGCTAAGTCCTCCAGCAAAAGTAAAACGTCAAAGTATTATACAGCAAGTTACAACTGATATGCATTCAGTTGATAATATAGAAGAACTAGGATTTAACGAAGGCTATTATGACTTCTTTAAAGACATTGCCGATACAGCAGAAGTTGTTGTTACACCAAACGATTATTATGTTCAAATAACAGGCGCAACTGCTATTCTAATAGATAATGCAAGTGTAACCAAGAAATGGCTAGATCTAATTGAGATGCAAGGTGAACTGTCATCAACTAGTAAATTAAAACTTAACATATCAAACGATACAGATTCTACATTAAATATGATAACTGGTACTATTGCGGCATTACCAGGTAACGACACAACGTTAGTGTTTACATTAGACACTGACACTTTACCATCTAGTACATTAACTAATGTAGATAAAATTATAGATGCTAGAGGAAACTATCCAGGAGACGGTACGTTAGATGCCGCGGCAACTGGACAACGATATCTTATCACAGAAGATATAGATGATGTAGCATATCCTAATTGGGGCATTGATGCAAGTGCAAATGACATTATTCAATATAACGGAACTAACTGGATTGTTATATTTGATGCTTCGGTAACAAGCGATGTTGAGTATGTAACCAATGCAAATACTACCAAACAATACAAATGGCACAATGACTCTTGGATAAGTAGTTATGAAGGAATTTATAACCCAGGATATTGGAGTTTGATATTATAAATGGAAACTACAGCGGCAGGCGTCGTATTTCTTGCTAAAGATACCGGAAGGTGTTTACTACAGTTAAGAAACTCAGACAAACGATTTAAACATACATGGGGTTTTTGGGGTGGCATTATTGAAGGCACTGAAACACCGTATGAATGCATTCAACGAGAACTAGAAGAAGAAATAGGGTTCATTCCTGAACCACTTAAACTTAATCCAATAGACGTATTTCAAAGCAAAGATAAAAAATTCTACTACTATAGTTTTGTATATCTAGTGGAAGAAGAATTTTTACCACCTAGGCTTAATGGCGAAAGTTGTGGATATGCATGGGTTAATATAGGCAATTGGCCACAGCCATTGCATAATGGTGCAAAAGTTACATTACTTAAAAATGATGGCACTGGCAAACTACATACTATTCTAGATATCCATACTACATAAATAAACATATGAGCAAAGGCGAAATTATTGATTTTGTTGTTTTGCGGATAACCACTGAACTAGATAAGTTTGAACGAACTACTACAATCCCACATACACTACTAGAAGGTGCCATAGAGATAGACGAAATACAAGACGTTTACTATGAAAAGTTATCTCCAAAGTATCAAAAAATATTCGATAGACTTTTAAAAGAGTATCACCAAAATATCGGCGAAAATATCGTATCTCTTAAAAAAGCAATGAAAAAAGACTATGCTCGTGCAATGAAGAATCAATCTACTGAGCATAATAGTTTTAGATTTAAAGAAGTAATGAATTCCTATCGTCCAGGTATGAACCCTGTACGAGCTCTTTACTACGAAACAAGAGAAGTTACAAGAAGATATAATCCAGAAAATCCACATCATTATTGGCTTAAAGATCTTATAACAGATAAAGAATTTAATAATATAATATTAGATGCCTTAGGTGCAGACACAAAAAAATTAGAAAGTATAATTAAAAGATATTATTTTCCACTAGTGGAACATGGGGACGGTGTGCCTTTAGAAATGTTTCATGCAAAACAACAACTAAAAGACTTTAGACATTATTATATGTTTTTTCGTTCTACTAAAGATTGGGATAAAGAATTTTACGATGATCACTGATGAGGCGAACCTTCTCTATTTAGAAGCCAGTTAATTGTAATTCTAAAATCAGACTTAATGTCTACTCCTGCACTATGCCAACTATTTTCAGTAACTTTAAATAAAAGTAATTGCCCAGGCATTCCGCCTATTTCTTTTCCAGGACCGCGTTCATCTTCATGCACATTTGTTCCAAATACTTTTTCATCATTTAAGTATATTATACCTCTTGCAGGTATATAAAAGTCTCCATCGTAATTGTAATCGTTGTGTACATCAAGTTTTGAAGTTTTATCAAACATAGCAGTACCCATTGAGACTGTGACAATATCTAAATCCCATAAGTCATTTACTCTTCTAACAATTTCGTCTCTATGTTGATCTAGTAGATCTTGTGCAGGATGCGGAAACATGTTATTGAACTCGTCAAATTTTGTTATTACTACACTGGATTCCTTATATTCATTGTATGCAGATTTAACAAAGTCAGCATCTATAAAATCTATAAGTAGATGTTCAAAAGGCTCGTATTTTATATTATCTTTATGTATTGCATCTAAGTTTATCATTTTGATGTTTTTCTTTCAACTCCGTCCCAATCACCTATAGGCATAGGCTGTT